AGAGAAGGGACTAATGTAGCACTGCAAAATGCTATAAGAACACTAGAAGCCTCTATACAAGACTATCAGCTAGAAGTAGAAAATTTTAGAGCTAGCACTCAAAACTATTCAGCTAAAGTACAGCAAAAGATTAGTGAGTATTCAGCAGATATACAGAATTATTCACAACAAGTTGATAGATATGTAAGAGAGTATAGCTGGTATCAAGACCAGTATGTAAGATTTGATACTAAGTACAAAGAATCTTTACAAGTATTGATTGAAAATTAATGCCTAAAAAAGTTTTTAAAATAGATAAGTTTGATGGAGGTCTAAACAATAACTCTTTAGCAAGAGATATTGACCCTGATGAAGTAGCTGACATTAATAATTTAATGGTTGATGAGCGAGGTCAAGTTAGAACTATGGGTACATTTTCATCTTTTATAAGTGCTGGAGAAATATCAAATTTTGATACAATAGCTGGATATAATTTGCATACATATTCTACAGACTTTGACAGCTCTGGCAATCTAACCCCATTTCCAGTTATAGTTATTGCAAGCCCAACTATAAATGAAGGCATGCAAATAATAGACCAAGATGATAATACGGAAGCATTTACAGGGGTTATGGATTTAGGTGCAGGAACAAATGCTAAAATAATATTTCACAATGTAGATGGCAGATTATATGCTACTGATACTGTATTTTCAAACTCTAACGTTCCTTTTATAAGAGAATATATTAAAGCAAGTTATCATCCATATACTGAAGGTACTGGAGGAACAAGAGATATTACTGCATGGACAGACTATTCTAATAGTTTATCTGCACCTTCTCAAAATGCTAACGCTAAATATGAAGCAGACCCTTCTGTAGCTTCAGGTGGAACGCAACATGCTATTATAAGAGTGGATGGGGCTGGAACAGGAACATGGGATATAACCAGTGCTAATTTTGAATTATATTATAGTTATGTTTTAAGAGATGGTTCTGAAACTAAAGTAAAAAAATATACTAACAGTAGCTTTGTTACAGATTCTAATTGTGAATTATCTTTTAAAATATGGCTATTACATAAAGGAAATCACAGCTCAATATCAGCTGACATAGCAAATCAATATAAAGGTATGCGAATATACTGGAAACAACCAGATACTGTTTATTCTAATTCGCATCAATTGTTAGTAGACATAGACTTTGAAAAAGGATATAAAATAGGTACAAGCACATATTATTCACAAGATTTTGAAAGTCCAGCTGATGATACAACAATAAACAATGGTACTTTTGATTCATTAATAGATATAGGACCATTTACAAATCCTAGTGATATTGCTCATGTTACTTATGAAATATTAAATGGAGTATCTCCAAATGACCTAGCT